GTTTGTATGGCGACTTATGCGATTGTAGATGCCAGTAACCTGTTTCACAGATGCAAACATGCGACCACTGGTGATGCGGCAACCAAGGCGGGTATGGCTCTTCATATCTGCTTTAACAGTCTCCGCCAGATCTGGCGCAAGTTTGATGCCAACCACGTTGTGGTAGCTCTTGACAAGAGCTCTTGGCGTCGAGAAGTCTACCCTGATTACAAAGCTCACCGTCGGGTGCAAGAAGCACTCAAGACAAAGAGTGAACGCGAGGATGATGAACTTTACTTTGATGCCATGAAGCATCTGGTAGAGTTCCTCCGAAAGCGCACGAACGTAACGATCTTGGAATCTGTGGGATGTGAAGCTGACGATTTTATCGCGCGGTGGATTGATCTACATCCCGACGATCAACATGTGATCTTTTCCGGCGACAGTGATTTCTATCAGCTACTCGCGGACAACGTCAAGATCTATGATGGTGTCAAACAGTGGACTATCACAAAGGACGAGGTTCTGAATGAAAAGGAAAAGCCAGCCGTCAAGGAAAAGACGGTAACGGAAAAGATCATCGGAACAAACGGTAAGGTCCGCGAAGTCAAAAAGAAGATCACAGAGGCCGTGAGTCCTCCCGATCCAGAGTATGAGCTCTTCAAGAAGTGCATCAGGGGCGATGCCTCGGATAACATCATGGCAGCTAAGCCAGGAGTTCGAGAAAACGGTTCTTCAAAGAAGCCGGGTATCAGAGAAGCCTATAATGATCGTGAAGGACGAGGATACGACTGGACCTTGTTCATGAACGACGAATGGTTGGATCACGAAGGAAACCTTGTCAAGGTCCAGGATGCTTATCGTCGGAACCAAATGCTAATTGATCTGCGTCAACAACCTGAGGAAATCAAGCAATTGCTTGATGCAGTGATTTTAGAAGCTGTCCAAAAGCCCAGTAAAAGTGGCGTTGGAATTTGGTTCCTGAAGTTCTGTGAGGAAATGGCTCTAGTCAACTTGTCCAAAAATCCAAATGAATATGCCACTTTACTTCAGGCACCATATACAAATGGGTAAACAAAAAGTTAAGAACAGCGTTGACGCAAGAAATGCTAGACACCATAAGTTTTTCTGTGGTCGTGAAAGAGTCCAAAATGGTTGAGGAATTATCGGAACAGATTTATAGTCCTGTATTCTACAACCTGATGGTGTTTTCACACCCCAACGTGTGTGTTTTTGTCATTCCTTTTTGGGTTTTGATTTCACGCTAGGTGGCTACTCCGCTGACGCTTTTGAGATTGGAGTAGATATCTTGCCTATAGAACGTGAATTCAAATACGTCCTGCGAGATGCAGACGAGCTTTGGTCTAAACTGGATCCAATTACGACTCCCGGATTAATCTCCGGCAGAGCCAATATTGATCAGGGATATATCAGTAAAGGAGGTCGTATTCGACTACGATCTTGGCAGATATATAAGGGCCAGATTTTGAAGGAACCCAAAGTTGAACGGATCTTTACATACAAGCATGACTTAACTAATCAGCCGGGCTGCTTGGAGATTGAAACTCCAATGTCAGAAGAAGATTATCTTCTAGCGTGGGAGGAAGCTGATCATAAAATTCTAAAAACTCGATTTTTGCTGCCCTGTAACAACACCTCTGGTGTTTGGGAGATTGATTTCTTCCGAGATCAACAGGGCATATATCTAGCTATGGCAGAGTTCGAAGTTCCGGCGAAAGCGGGTCCTCCTGAACGACTTCATCCGCTAGTCAGCGAATATCTAAGATTTGCTGTTCCCGAGGACGACGGACGATTCAAGAATCGTAAATTGTGCGAAAGGACAAAAGTGTCACAATTGTTAAAGGAGATTGCATAACCATGGCAAAAACATCCAACAATCTCCGTTGCTACCATAGCAAGATCTTTTTCCCTGAGAACATTGGCGAAATGTGCGCTGAGTTCATTAGTCAGGTAAGCGACGTTGACGTTACCTTTCATGCCGCTGAGCAGCTTATGGAAGACCGTCGAGGTATTATCCCTCTCCCCACTCGAGAGGAAATCTTCCACCCTGGTAACACCTTGGTGGAAGTTTATGAGTTGCTCAATCCCTTTGGTATGAGCCTCAACAAGATCCAAAAGATGCTGATTAGGATCCACAATCTCAGCGAGAAGTATGACTATTCATATGTTCTAGCGCGTGAGGGCTTCATTGTAAGCGCGTGGGCCAATGACAAGGGTGATGAGCATCGCCTAGATAGTAAGTCAGCCAATCGCTACTATCGCCCCGCAGAAACCCTGGAGTCACTATAATGCTCCAGGAAGTGCGTG